ACTTGATCATTGCCGACGACCCGCTGTCCGAGCAGGACATCAAGGCGGGCAACACCAACTCCCTCGACAACGTGTATGAGTGGTTCAGCGCCGGTCTGCGCACGCGCTTGATGCCGGACGGGAAAATATGCGTGCTGCACTGCCTGACTGGGGACACCAAGGTCACTTTGTCTGATTGCACAGAACGCGCGATTCAAGACATCCGCCCCGGGGATACAGTGGCCAGCTACGACGGCGGGAACATCCAAGCAGCAAAAGTTCTTGGGTGGTCCAAACAAGGGTTAGATCACATTTACGCAGTGGCCTTGGAGTCTGGTGTTATAATCCGTGGGAACGAGCGGCATCCGCTCCTCGTAACCCTAAATGGAGTAGAGCAATGGACCAAGATCAAGGACTTGACCCCCGGGATGCGCCTCGTCTGTGTAACGAACCCGGATGCACCGAACCGCTCTACGCCCGAGGTAAGTGCAAATACCACTACCACAAAGCTCGCCGCGAAGCCCCAGACAGCCTCACGCCCACGGGTTGGGGCAAGTGGCGAGGGAAAACTTGCGGCACTGCTGACTGCGATGGCCAAGCGTATGCAAAAGGCCTCTGTCTTGCGTGCAGTAACAAGGCTGTTTACGCTGAGCGCAAAGCTCGGGGTGACCACTACGACCCCCAAAAACGGAGTGACGCGCATCTCAAGATGCAGTACGGGATCACTGGAGCTGACTACGACCGGATGCTTGCCGAGCAGTCCGGGGTCTGTGCAATATGCGGGGAGCCTGCACACGACGGGAATACTCCAGCGGCATGGAAAGTCCGACGGCTGGCTGTCGACCACTGCCACACAACTGGAAAAGTTCGCGCGCTCCTGTGCAACTCCTGCAATCTCGTGGTTAAGGAACGCAACACGCCAGACCGCTTGCGCAAAGCCATTGAGTACATTGAGCGTCACGCTGGACGCGATCGCCTCGATAACCCCTGATGGGGTGGAGGAGGTGTACGACATTCAGGTCGAGGGCACTGAGAGCTTCATCGCCAACGGCGTTGTCAGCCATAACACGCGCTGGCACCAGCGGGACTTGATCGGGCGGCTGCTCAAAGACAGCGCCATGAACGAAGGCGGCGACACCTACGAGGCGTTTGAGTTCCCGGCCATTCTGAACGAGGGCACTGAAAACGAGAAGTCGATCTGGCCAGAGCAGTGGACGCTGGAGTCGCTGCAGCAGACCCGTGCGTCGATGCACCACATCATGTGGCAGTGGTACGCCCAGTACCAGCAAAACCCCACCGCTGCCGAAGCTGCGATCGTCAAGCGCGACTGGATCAGGTGGTGGAAGGGCGACACCCCGCCCAAGGTCGATTTCATCGTGCAGTCCTTTGACACGGCGCTCACGACCAAGGAGCGCTCGGACTTCTCCGTCTGCCACACATGGGGTGTTTGGTTCAACGATGAGGACAACACCCAGAACGTGATCCTGCTCAACAAGGTCAAGGGCAAGTACGAGTTTCCGGAGCTCAAGGCCATGGCCCACGAGCAGTACGTGGAGTGGCAGCCGGACAGCGTGATCGTGGAAGCCAAGGCCAGTGGCCAGCCGCTGATCGATGAGATGCGCCGCTCGGGTATCTTCGTGCAGGACTTCAGCCCGGGCAAGGGGCAGGACAAGATCGCGCGCCTGAACGCGGTGTCGGACATGTTCGCCTCGGGCCACGTCTGGTTTCCTGAAACCAGCTGGGCGGCGCAGACGGTCGAGGAGATTTTGGCGTTCCCCGCCGGAGAGCATGACGACGAGGTGGACACCATGACGCTCGCCTTGATGCGCATCCGCAAAGGAGGTCTGTTGCGCCTGAACACGGACCACGAGGATAATGAAGCCTTCTCCCGGCCCCGTCGGGCTGCGTATTATTAGGACCCCATATGGCTTCAAACAGCATGACTTCGTCACTGACATCCGCTCCGCTGGGGCTCGATGCACTGGCCGACATCCCACACGACGACACACCGGCCATCGAGATTGAAATCGAAGGCTTGGCGGAAGAGGCCGCTGGCGAGACGCCCCGCGAAAAATTCGGCGACAACTTGGCCGAGTACATGGACGAGGGCGAGCTGAACTCACTGGCAGGGGAGCTGGTAGCGCTGGTCGATGCCGACGTGGCCTCGCGCAAGGACTGGGTCGACATGTACGTCAAGGGCCTTGAGGTTCTGGGCATGAAGTACGAGGAGCGCACGGAGCCATGGGAGGGCGCGTGCGGCGTGTACTCCACGGTGCTGACCGAAGCGGCCATCCGGTTCCAGAGCGAGACGATCATCGAGACGTTCCCCGCTGCGGGCCCGGTCAAGACCGAAATCATCGGGGCCATCGACAAGCTCAAGGAAGAAGCGGCCGAGCGCGTGCGCGACGACATGAACTACAAGCTCACGGAGGAGATGCCCGAGTACCGCCCTGAGCACGAGCGCATGCTGTACAACTTGGGCTTGGCCGGGGCCGCGTTCAAGAAGGTGTACAAGGACCCATCACTGGGCCGCCAGACCTCAATCTTCATCCCGGCCGAAGACATCGTGATCCCCTACGGCGCGTCCAGCTCCCGTACGGCCGAGCGCGTCACGCACATGATGCGCAAGACCAAGAACGACGTGCGCAAGCTGCAGGTGGCCGGGTTCTACCGGGACGTGGACTTGGGAGAGCCGCTCACGTTCCACACGGACATCGAGAAGAAGAAAGCCGAAGACCAAGGGTATACCCTTACTGACGACGACCGGTACCAGATTCTGGAAATCTGCGTGGACTGGGACATGCCCGGCTACGAGGACGATGACGGCATCGCCCGGCCGTACGTCGTGAGCATCGACCGGTCGACACAGAAGGTCTTGGCGGTATACCGCAACTGGGACGAGAGCGACAAGCTCAAGAACCGGAACCAGCACTTTGTGCAGTACACCTACGTGCCCGGGTTTGGCGTGTACGGCTTGGGCCTGATCCACATCATCGGCGGGTACGCGCGTGCGGGCACGGCCATCATCCGCCAGCTGGTGGACGCGGGCACGCTGGCCAACTTGCCCGGCGGCCTGAAGACACGCGGTCTGCGCATCAAAGGCGACGACACCCCGATCGCCCCCGGGGAGTTCCGCGACGTGGACGTGCCCTCCGGTACGGTCCGCGACAACATCATGTCCCTGCCGTACAAGGAGCCAAGCATGGTCTTGGCCGGGCTGCTGGACAAGATCACCAACGAGGCGCGACGTCTGGGCTCGATCGCGGACATGGACATCTCTGACATGAGCGCCAACGCGCCGGTCGGCACCACGCTGGCACTGCTGGAGCGCCAGCTCAAAACGATGTCTGCGGTGCAGGCCCGCGTGCACTACTCGATGAAGGAGGAGTTCAAGCTTCTCAAGCGCATCATCCGCGACAACACGCCCGGCACCTACGAGTACACCCCGCAGGGGGGCAACCCCAAAGCCAAGCGCGCAGATTACGACATGGTGGACGTCATCCCTGTGTCGGACCCCAACAGCGCTACCATGGCGCAGCGGATCATGCAGTACCAAGCGGCGGTGCAGCTGGCGCAGGGTGCCCCCCAGATTTACGACCTGCCACAGCTGCACCGTCAGATGTTGGCCGTGCTCGGCATCAAGAACGCCGACAAGTTGGTCCCGATCGACGACGACATGACGCCGCGCGACCCCGTGTCGGAGAACATGGCGCTGATCACCGGCAAGCCGACCAAGGCATTCATCTATCAGGACCACGACGCACACATCGCGGTGCACACGGCCATGATGCAGGACCCCATGGTCATGGCCCAGCTTGGACAGAACCCACAGGCCCAAGCCATGCAAGCGGCCATCATGGCCCACGTCGCTGAACACGTCGCGTTCCAGTACCGCTCGCAGCTGCAGGAGCGCCTTGGTGCCACGCTGCCAGAGCCCAACGCAGAGATTCCGGCCGAGCTGGAAGTTCAGCTGTCCAAAGTGGTGGCCCAAGCCGCCGCCCAGCTGCTCACGATGCACCAAGGCCAAGCCGCACAGGCGCAAGCCCAGCAGCAGGCACAGGACCCGATCGTCCAGATGCAGCAGGCCGAGCTGAAGATCAAGCAGCAGGAAGCCGACACCAAACAGCTCAAGGCCCGGGGCGACCTGCAGCTCAAGGCAGAGGAGCTGGCGCTCAAGGCCCGCGAGTCCGCCGCCGCTGCCGGAGAGGACCCACAGATGGCCGCAATGCGCCTGCAGACCGAAATCATGCAGATGCAAGAAGCCCACGCCATTGAGATGGCAGGCAAACAGCAGCAGCTCCAGATTCAGCAGCAGATGGCGCAGCAGCAGATGGCCCACGGCGGGCAGGTGCACCAGCAGAAGCTGGCCCACGGCGGGCAGGTGCACCAGCAGAAGCTGACGCACGCGGAGATTGCGGCGCGCCAGCAGGCGCAGATGCGCGAGGCGCAGGCCAAGCAGGCCGCGGCTGCCAAACCGGCCAAACCGGCCAAGAAGCCTGCGGGCGATAAAGGAGAGTGATGTCAAACACTGTCATGGACCTCCTTCAGCGAAAACTGAAGGAGCAAGAAGAGAGTCATGTTCAAGCTTTGGCGGGGGGCGCGGTCAATGACTACGCCGCCTACCGGGAACTGTGCGGAGTAATCCGAGGTCTGCAGACCGCACAGCGCGAAATTGCCGACCTCGTGCGTAAACTGAGAGAAGAAGACGATGAATAAATTCGACGTGCAGGCAGTGGACCTGTCGGGCGTGCTCACCAAAACGGATGCAGAGAAAGCCCGACAACTCCCTGACCCAGTGACCTACCACCTTCTGTGCATGCTTCCAGAGGCGAAAGAGGAGTACGAGGGCGGCTTGCTGAAGGCCAGCCAGACCATGCAGTATGAAGAGCTGCTGTCGCCCGTGCTTTTCGTGGCCAAACTGGGACCTGACGCCTTCAAGGACGAGAAGCGGTTCCCCAGCGGCCCAAGCTGCAAGGTGGGCGACTTCGTGCTGGTGCGCCCAAACAGCGGCACCCGCATGAAAATCCACGGCACCGAATGGCGCATCATCAACGACGACTCTGTCGAGGCTGTGGTGCAAGACCCCCGCGGCATCCAGCGCCCTTAAGGAGTAGACATGCCCGGAATGGAAAAAATTGAGTTCACGTTCCCCGACGAGGTCGAGGAGAACCCGCGCAAAGGCGGCGCTGTGGTGGAGCCCGAGACGGACGACACCCAGATCGAGGTGGTGGACGACACTCCCGAAGAGGACCGCAACCGCAAGCCCATGCACCAGCCACCTGAAGAGGTGACTGATGAAGAACTGACCAAATACGATAAAAGCGTTCAAAGCCGTATCAAACAGTTCACTAAAGGATATCACGAAGAGCGCCGCGCCAAAGAGGCCGCGATTCGTGAGCGTGAGGAGGCCCTCAAGCTGGCGCAGTCGATCGTCGAGGAAAACCGCAAGCTCAAAGGCACGATGTCCCAAGGGCAGACCGCGCTGTTGGAGCAGGCCAAAAAGACCATCGACCACGAGGTTGCGCAGGCCCGCGCCAAGTACAAAGCTGCCTACGAATCTGGGGACGCTGACGCGCTCGTGGACGCGCAGGAAGAGCTGACGATCGCCAAAATGAAGGCGGAACGTGTCCAAAACTTCAAACCAACCCCTTTACAGGATTCGGAAACTGAGGTACAAATAAAGGACAAGGTAAATCAGGCCCCCAAGGCGGACCATCAACTCACGGAATGGCAGGAACGCAATACGTGGTTTGGGGCCAACAAACGGCTGACAGCGTACGCGCTGGGAGTCCACGAGGACCTGATTTCCGAAGGAATTCCGGCAGGCAGCAAAGAGTACTACCGACGTATTGATGCTGAAATGCAGGAGCGCTTCTCAGACGTATTTGGGTCTGCGAAGACGGGGGATGCGGAAACTCCCCCGGCCAAGAAGACAAATGTTGTCGCACCGGCAACGCGGAGTACTGCGCCCCGAAAGGTCGTACTTACCAAATCGCAGGTCGAAATCGCCAAGCGGCTGGGGGTTCCATTGGAACTCTACGCTCGCAAGGTTGCGGAAGAAATGAGGAAATGAACATGGCTGAACAAAATCGTGATAAGCGTGACGCAACGACGCGCGCAACTTCCACTCGGCCCACCAAGTGGACGCCGCCGCAGCTCCTACCTGACCCCACACCGGAAGAAGGGTATGCGTTTCGCTGGGTGCGTATCAGCACGCTGAACAAAGATGACGCCTCGAACATTTCATCAAAACTCCGCGAAGGTTGGGAGCCAGTACGGGCGTCTGACCATCCCGAGATTCGACTCTTCGGCACCGACGACGCTCGGTTCCCTGATTCGG